TTCCCTAACCTTAACACTGATGACTTAAGCTCTCATGAAGTAGACGTATGTGCTCTTTCTGCTATGGCACAAGTTTGTCAATTTGACTTAGAGCAGTCTTTTGTATCTTTGCAAATGGCAGCAGGATCAAATGGTGATTTCACAGTAGCTTCTTTCTTTAACTTTTACTGGTCTGAGATGGCTAACGCTATTGCAGGACAAATTGAAGCATTAAGATGGCAAGGTGATGTATTATCTGTTAACCCACAACTTGCTTTATGTGATGGTTATGAGAAAGGATTAGCTGCTTCTGTATTAGCAGGTGATGTTATCAATGGTGGTACAGGTGCTATCACTACTTTTACAGGTGTAGCTGGATTAGGTGCAAAATTAGCAGCTGCTTTTGCTTTAGTACCTGCAGCTATTGCTTCTAGAACTGCTGACTTACGTATCTACATGCCTACTCAATTAGTTAATATCTACCGATTAGGTGTAGCTTCAGGTAACACTAATGCATACATCACTCAGGATTTAGCTTTGACTTACTTAGGTATCAAAATCGTTCTTTGTCCAGGGATGTCAAACAACAAATTTGTAATCACTTTAAAAGACAACCTTATCTATGCATTTGATGGTGAAGGTGACTCTTCAGACTTACGTGCTGTAAACTTAGCAGATACTGTTGCTGAGCCAGTGATCAGAACACGTGCTAACATGAAAGTAGGATTTAGCTTTGTTAACCCTACAGATATCGTTTACTACGCTTAATATTCACTCATAGAGGGGAGCAATCCCCTTTATATAAAACTTTATAATCATGCCAACATGTCAAGCCCTCGAGGCCATTTTAAAAAGTTGCGATAATAACAGTGGGGGTATCTATGGTATATGGATTAACCAACAGGATGAGATCGCTTCTATCACACCAACAGACCCCTCTGCAGGTGCAGGATGGTCTATCACAAATATCACTTTAAGTGGTCTTACTTTGTTTGAAAACTATTACATCCGTAGAAACACCTCTAGCTTTACAGAAGAGGCTGCTATAGATTTAGTTAATGGATCATCTTTTGTTACTCAGACTATTGCTTTAATGTTTCACAGACGTGAGGCAGATAAGTCTAGAGCTATCAAAATTTTGGGATCAGGACAACAGTATCTTACTGCTGTAGTATTAGATGCTAATGGTAAGTATTGGTACTTCCCTTACTTGCAAGTTTCTGCAGTAGCTGAAGGATCAGGAACTGCTAGAGCAGATGGTAGTAAATATGCCGTTACTTTGGTAGCTGAAAATGAATATCTAGCTTATGAGGTTACTATGACTACTGGTGCTTTAGCTGCTATCGGAATTTCTTAATAGACTTAATACGCTTAAATTAGCCCTACAATTAGTGGGGCTTTTTTTATTTCTAAACATTTGACTAACATCATATAATATAGGTATGATATACATTGAACAGGGAGTGATTAACCAGGTGGTGCTAACCTTAACAGAGGTTACTACTGTATCTACCCCTCACTATCTCTTTGCTTTCACTAATGAAATGAATACTACTAGTGTACCTCAGCTATTTACTACTGCAGATACTAGCTTATGGCCTGAACGGTACAATCTTTTTGTACTTAATGAGCCTGTAGACATCACATTATTGCAAGGGCAGTTTGTTTATCAAATTTATGAGAGCTCAGTACCCTATGTTTTACCTTTAACTATTGCACAAACCACAGGTGTAGTAATAGAAGAGGGTAGAATGGTGGTAAGTGGGCCAGTAGGCACCTCAATATACGATTAAATATGGCATGGTATAATAATTTTTTTAAGAAAGAAAGCACAGGGCCAGAAATGGTGGAGGGATACCAATCTTTCAGCACCCCTTTCTTACCAGTAGGTAAAGGCGATTTGTCACTACCCTATGTAAATGGTAGATATAGTACCAATATGTGGGTGAGATTTGGTTCGGACAATCTTTTTAGTCAACTACTTAATCAGATGTACTTTTCTAGTCCCTTACACGGGGCAATATGTGATTATAAAACCAATGCAGTTATTGGTGGTGGCTTTGCTTTAGCGACTGACAAGTTAACAACTCCCGAGAAATTGGAGTTATATATGTTTGAGAGAAAAACGAAATTAAAACATACAGTAAAAGCAGTAACTAGACAGCTAATAGTACACAATAGAATATACTTTAAGCTATGTTTTGATAGTACTAAAAAATTAGTTAAGATAGAAAATATATCACCTGAGAAAGTAAGGATTTCTAGGTACAAAGATATGTACTATATCTGTGAGGACTGGAGTACTAACATTGATGTAAAAGAAATTAAACCTTACCACGTTACATGCTCAGACTATGAGCAGTTATATTGCTATGAGATTAAATCACTAGGGCAGGATTACTACTCACTACCACAATACACCTCAGCTTTAAACTTTGCTTTCCTTAGTGGTGAGCTTAGCTACTTCGCTAAATCTAATATCCAAAATTCTGTTTTTCCATCCTTTGCTATGATGTTTCCTAAGAGGCCACAATCAGAAGAGGAGAAGCACATGATTAAGGAAACTATTGATCGTATGAAAGGGGCTGCTAATGCAGGTAAAGCTGTTGCATTTTTTGCTAATAGCCAGGATCAGTTACCTAAGATAGAAAGCCTACCTACAAATGGTAATGATAGTTTATTTAAGGAAGCCTCACAGCTTAATACTGAGCAGATTTGTTTTGCTCACACTATAGATCCTATCTTAATGGGTATACGTACTACAGGATCACTTGGAGGTGGTGCAGATATTAAGCAGGCTTATGTGATATTTGAAAAGAATGTAGTAATGGAGCTGAGAGGATGTGTGATGGCTATCTTTAATGAGCTATTAACAATAGCTAAGATCCCTGCAGAATTTACTATCAATAACTTTCAAATAATAGATGAGTCTATAGTAGAACTTGAAGGGGATGCTTCTAGAATAAACAACTTAATAAGTGCTATGCACCCTACTGTAGCTCAAAAGATATTAGATAATATGACACCTGATGAGATAAGAGCTTTAGCTGATTTACCACCACTTACTAACACCCCTGCATAATGCTATACTTCATAACAGAAACATACTTAAAAGTAAATACACCCATCACTGCTAATGTGGATGTAACAGATGTTACACCATACATAGCTACTCAGGCAGCACTAAGGATACAGCCTATTTTAGGCACTACTTTCTATAACCACATGCTCACAGCTTACAATGCTCAGACGCTTACACCTGATGAGATAGATCTAGTGGAGTTTATACAGCCAGTGATAGCTTGGAGAAGTGCTGAGGATGCAGTTTTCGGATTAACCTACCAACTTAAAAACAAAGGATTACAAACACAATCAGGTGATTACTCTGCATCTGTATCACGTGCTGAGGTAGCTTTTGGTATGGAGCACTATGCACAGAAGGCTAGCTTTTTTGAGCAGAGATTAATCAGATGGCTACTAGCTAATAAAAATTTGTTTCCTATATTCATATCTACCACTAACCAGGATACTGATCTACGGCCTATGTTTAATAACTGCAGCTGTATCACGCAATGGCAAACAGTATGCACTGGTATGTGTGGTAACCTTAGAGAGAATGGATATAATAACAGCATACTAATACTATGAGACTACAGTTAGCCATCTTATTAGCAACTATTAAACAATCTTTTACACAATTATTAACAGTGGTAGGAGCTTTCTTTTTACCTATCTCAGGTATACTATTTTTAATTGGATTTGCTATTGTGGTGGATACTATTACAGGTATTTGGAAGGCTAAGAAATTAAAGATAGCTATAACATCTAGGAAGCTATCCACTATCATATCTAAAATGATGCTTTATGAGGTGGCTGTAATTGGTTTCTACCTGATAGATTATTTTATTCTTAATGATATTATTTTAAAGTTTTTCTCAGTGCCTTTAATGCTAACAAAAATACTTAGCCTTATCCTGGTGAGCATAGAAGTGATGAGCATAAATGAAAATTACAAAGCAGTAAAAGGAATAGACATTTGGCAGGGTATGAAAAACCTTTTTGCCAGGGCTAAAGAAATTAAAACAGATCTAAATGGACTTAGACATAACGAAGATAGTACAACACCGTCTATCTAAAGATCAATACGTAGATGAGCTTACTGATAAGAGACAAATCTATCTGCACCATACAGCAGGTGGACCAGATGCACTATCAGTAGCTAAATTCTTTAATCAGCAAGTAGGAAGGGTAGCCACTGCTTTTATTATTGGTAGTAAGGGTACAATAGTGCAGTGCTTCAGCTCCAAAAATTGGGCTTATCACCTAGGACTTAAACAGGAAGTATTTAGTGAGTCAGGAGTAACTTACAGAAGCTTGGATAGATTATCTATAGGGATAGAGATATGTAACTATGGACCACTAACTAAAAAGAACGGCTACTACTATAACTATGTAGGTGGCAAAGTAGATTACACCCAACTAACTATCTTAGACAAACCATACAAAGGGCACATCTATTGGCAAATGTACACAGATGCACAAATAGAGAGCACCCGACAGCTTCTAGTTTACCTTTGTGATCAGTACAATATCCCTAAAGATTACTTTGCTAGTATCTTTGATATAGACAAACGTGCTTTGAGGGGTGAGCCAGGTATATTTACACACAATAGTGTGAGACATGATAAATCAGATATCTATCCATGCCCACGTATGATAGCAATGCTAGAGAACTTATGAGATATATCCTACCAATTATAGCACTATGCCTATTAGGCTCCTGCTCTGATGCTAAAAAAGCACAGTATCACTACAAAAAAGCTGTTAAATTTGGACTGCAAATAGTGCAGGATAGTGATACTATCAGAATAATATCAGTAGACAGCGTGCCAGTGGTGGTAAATGATACTATCATATGGGAGAAGGTAATCAGAACTAAAGATACTATTATCAATTTTAAGAATATCTATGTGCCAAAAACAAAATGGCAAACACGAATAGAATATAAGTATAAGACTCAAATTTTAAAGCAAGACGTGCTAAAATATAAGTACATATATAAGGAGGCTAAGATACAAAAGTCAAAAACTAATTGGCTGCTCTTTATAATAGGTTTCGGCTGTGGCATAGCTCTATTTTTTATCCTAAGACTGCTAGATAAACTATACAACCCCTTTAAATAACTTTATGATTAGACATGGTAAGAATGTTCACGAGCTTGTGTTAGCAGGTAGTGAAGTCAAAGTAGCTATTCTTAGTGATTTGCACTGGGATAATCCTCATACTGATAGAGAGCTAATCAAAAGGCACCTGGACTATTGCCTAAAAGAGGAGATACCTGTAATGATTAATGGTGATATGTTCTGCTTAATGCAAGGGAGGGGAGATAATAGACGTAACAAATCTGATATAAGACCTGAGCACAATAATGCAAGGTATTTAGATAGTATAGTAGAGACAGCTGTGGAGTGGTTTCTACCCTATGCACATATCATTAAGCTAATAGGTTACGGTAACCATGAGACTAGTATAATTAAATTTCAAGAAACTGATATCCTGCAGAGATTTGTAGATATCCTAAACTTTAAAGCAGGATCTAATGTGCAGGTAGGTGGTTATGGTGGATGGCTAATAATAAAGCAAACACCAGACAGATCTACCTCATCTTTTACCACTAAGCTAAAATACTTCCATGGATCAGGTGGTGGTGGGATAGTTACCAAAGGTGCTATTAATTTAACCAGGGCATTAGAAATGTATGAAGGATTTGATGTATTTGTGATGGGCCACATCCATGAAAATTCATGCAGAAATGATGTAAGAGATACAGTAGAAAGCCATCCACAAAAAGGCTACTCACTTAGGCAGAAGCAATTACACCTAATGCTCACAGGTACCTACAAAGAAGAGTATGGTGATGGATCCCATGGATGGCATGTAGAGAGAGGGGCACCCATTAAGCCATTAGGTGGTAGGATACTTACTATTAAATGTGTGAGAGGAACTACAGGAGATAGAAAAACTTATAAATATATAGATAGTATCAAATTTAATATGTAATTTTGCACTAGGTTAATACGCCCAATGTGTTGCCTAAGCCCCTCTGCATCTTTGGTTAGTTTGGCAGGGGGGTATTTTTTTGCACAATAAACTTGACAAGTATAGTGAGCAATTCTACAAAGATTTGTGACAGAAATGTCAAGTAACAGGTGTAATAAACTTGACTTTTTATACATGATCAGTTAGTCAGGTGTAAACAATGCTATTAATTTTCCACTACCGAAGATTTGCGCCTATTTATTTTCCTTTGCGCCTATAAATAAAGATGGTTATAGCTAACATAATGTCTAAAATGGTGGCATAATGTCTAATATAACTAACATAATAGCTATTTTTTGTAAAGTATATTTAAGGTTATCACCTTACTTCTCATGTATAATTTCAGGCTATTCCTTTATATTCCTTATTTAGAATGATTATAAATTACACTAAAGTTGTATACAATTAATTGTTTGTTCGTATATTTGCAACACTAATTAAAACTAACCAATATGAATGATCAAAAACTTACAGCTGTTGAGTACCTACTCCAGCAAATTAACTCAGGCACATCCTTTAATGAGAAACAATGGGAGAGTATATGTGATGTGGCTCTAGCCATGGAGAAATCACAGATTACACTTGCTGAAATTAAAGCTATTGACAAACTTTACAAAATTCAAAGAAAATGAGAAAGAAACTATCCGACCTTGTGTATTACTTTACACCACTCACAGATGAGCATAGAGACATTTTAAGCACTGCTGTAGTGTTTATATTGTTTTGGGTGAGTGTTTATACCTTATCTTATATTACTAACCTTTAAAACGCTTTAAAATGAATTTAGAAGATTTAGAAGTACAGAAGTACACAGCATCCATTTGGTATGAGGTAGATCACATTGAATTTATGCTAGATTTTGAGTGGAATTTTGTATCCTATGACATGGAAACTGGGGAGTGTGTAGTGGATGTATCCCTGGAGAAAGGTGAGCAGTGGATAAATGGTGTATGCCATCCCTTCACTCCTAACAAAGATGAGCTAAAAGAAATAATAACAGCTATAGAGGATTATATACTAGAGGATCCTGAGAGATTTAATGTATTAGAATGGGAGGAAAATAATAGAGATTTTTATAACGACTTAAACAATGATAGAGATGACTACTGAAACTACACCCACACCTACTCACTTTAGCCTACAGACTAAGATGGATTGGTGGAAAAATAAAAAGAGTGAGGGAGATAAGGGAGGGAGCTTTAACTTACAGCTTTACCTAGACTACCTCAGCACATTAGATAATAACCCTATAAAAAAAGACAAATGAAAACAGCAGTACAGGCAGTATTCTCTGAACTAGAGGAACTGCACCCCAATTTATTCAATGTAAACACCACAGAAGGTAAACAGTTTATTAATCACTTCCATAAGTTTTTATCAATGGAGAAAGAGCAGATAGTGAAGGCTTACACAGATACCTTAGAATTTACTCCTGAGAATATATCTAAAGGTGAGCTATACTATTATTTAAACTATTTACCTTAAAGATATGAATCAGTATAGGATGATGAGAGTAATTAAACTAATACAGTTTTTAAAGGTTAAGCCTAGGCCTGTCCACTCAATGGCTAGATACTTAGGCATAAGCACTAGATCAGTTTACAGATACTTAAAGATGTATGAGAAAATTGGTTATGATGTGCAGAGAGATGATAACTACAAATACTACATAAATGAAACGCTTTAAAGTAACCTACAACTATTTTGATGGTGGTAAAAAAAGGATAGCCATCAGGATCCTAGAAGCTCTGGATAGAGATCATGCAATAATGCAAATGGCTATGTGGCCAAAACTAATACTAAAAGTAGAACAGTATGAAAAAATATAGAGTATGGCTAGAGGATATTATGGAGCCTGAAGGTGGCTCATGGTGGGAATGCTTCCTAGGTAAAGATGGTAAGCTTCATGATTACATCTACACAGATGAGCAAGCAGATACACCACAGTGGTATATTGATAATGGCTATAAAGTAGAAGAGCTATGAAAGCAGAAGTAATTAGAAGGTATCCATTTGAAAGCACTGCTCTAATAGCTAAGGATTTAGGAATAAGCAGAAGCAAGGTTTATAATATAGCCTACAGATATAAGCTGCTAAAGGATCCTCAATATCTTAAGACTGCATCAAGTGGTAGATATGAGGCAGGGATGAGAAATGGTGAGGCCTTCCAATTTAAGCCAGGGCACACTCCATACAATAAAGGGAAGCAGATGCCTGCAGAAACTTATGAGAAGGTTAAAAAGGCAATGTTTAAACAAGGGCACAAGCCACATAACACTAAACCTGTAGGTACTATTAATGTAAGAGCAGATACATCAGGTAGACTGTACCAATATATCAAAATTAAAGATAGCCACTGGGAACTATTACAACGGCATGTATGGACTCAGGCAAATGGTGAGATACCCAAAGGATGTGTGATCAATTTTATAGATGGTAACTACCTGAATTGTGAGCTCAGTAACTTACAAGTAAAGACCAGGGGAGAAATGGCAGTAATGAATAGTATACACAGATACCCTGCAGAGGTTAGGGATCTAATTAAATTAACTAACAAACTAAAAAGTAAAACAAATGGCAAACAACAAACTAAGTGATCTAAGAGATCATATCTTTATGGCATTAGAAAGATTATCTGATGAGGGATTAACAACAGAGCAGGTAACACAAGAGGTGGATAAGGCAAAAGCAATAGCTCAGCTATCATCTACAATCATAGCCAGTGCAAAGGTGGAGATAGATTACATAAATGCAGTAGGATTAATAGATAGCCAAAGTGAGCTTTTTAAATCAGTAAACCCAAAACTATTACAATGACTAGACTAGAAGAGGTACAGTACATCATAGATAAATTTGATCTAAAAGAGAAGTGCAGGTATATGCCTGTGCTATATCGGAGATACTACCTGTA